CAGAAGCACCGTTGTCATTGCCGCAGCGGATCGCACGGTCAAGCGCCATGATGGTGGCGATAGCACCGTCGATCTTCTCTGTAGATTTTTCCTTGTCAGCCTTGATATTTCCGGCTGGGTCAGTACGGATGAAGATGTTATCCATATTCCAGCGGAGCACCGGGTGGCCGCCGTGAGCGAGCTTTTGCTCAAGTGTCAGCTTCATGAGTTCCTTTGTGGGCGGGCTCATATCCTTAAAGCCCTGTCCGAAGGGCACGACAGTAAAGCCCATGTTCTCCAAGTTCTGAACCATCTGGACTGCTCCCCAGCGGTCGAATGCGATCTCGCGGATATTGAAGCGCTCGCCGAGGCGCTCGATGAATTTCTCGATATAGCCATAATGGATGACATTGCCCTCGGTGGTCTGCAGCATGCCTTCCTTCTCCCAAGTGTCGTAAGGCACGTGGTCACGCCGGACACGGAGGTCGAGTGTATCCTCCGGTACCCAGAAGTACGGGAGGATCACATATTTGTCGTCCTCATCCCTTGGCGGGAATACCAGCACGAAGGACGTGATATCCGTAGTGGAGGACAGGTCAAGTCCGCCATAGCAGACGCGGCCTTCGAGGTCGTCCTCATTGACGGGATAAGCGCATGCGTCCCATTTATCCATTGGCATCCATCGGACGGCCTGCTTTACCCATTGATTGAGGCGCAGCTGCCTGAAGGAATTTTCCTCGCCGGGATTTTGCTTTGCTGACTCGCAGGCGGCTTCCACCTTGTCGATGCCGACCGTGATACCCAGAGACGGATTTGCTTTTTTCCACACCTCCGGATCAGTCCAGTCCTCGTCAGGCTCCGCGCCGTAAATGACAGGATAGAAGGTTGGATCGACCTTTCTGCCGTCGAGGATGTCCTGTGCCTTCTGGTGGACTTCATAGCAGATGGTGTTTGTATCATTTCCGGCAGTGGTGATCAGAAAATACAGCGGCTGCATTCTGGCATCACCTGAGCCCTTGGTCATGACATCAAAGAGCTTTCGGTTCGGCTGGGTGTGCAGCTCGTCAAAGACCACGCCGTGGATGTTAAAGCCGTGCTTACTGTAGGCCTCAGCGGAGAGCACCTGATAGAAGCTGTTGGTCGGTTCATAGATGATTCGCTTCTGGGAGGCCAGTATTTTGACACGACGATTAAGCGCCGGACACATTCTCACCATATCCGCAGCAACATCAAAAACGATGGTGGCCTGCTGTCTATCTGCAGCGCAGCCGTAGACCTCGGCACGTTCCTCACCGTCACCGCAGCAAAGGAGCAGGGCGACCGCAGCGGCCAGCTCCGACTTGCCCATCTTCTTCGGGATTTCAATGTAGGCTGTATTGAACTGCCGGTAGCCGTTGGGCTTTAGGACACCGAACAGATCACGGATGATCCGTTCCTGCCAGTCGATCAGTTCGAAGGGTTTTCCTGCCCACGTGCCCTTGGTGTGGGTGAGCTGCTCAATGAACATCACAGCGAAGTCCGCCATCTGCTTGCTGTAGTGGGAAGTCTCTGCCATGAAGCGGGTCGGCTTATAGTTTTTCAGTTTTCGCATTGGCACGGTGGCCGCCTCCTTTCTCGTCCTCGCAAGCTCCATATCGTTCGTTTCCGTGCAAGCACGAAAAGCTCACTCATTACGCTGCTCGTCCTCTTCCCAGAAAGTCATCAGACTTTCCGGGAGCCCTATAAAAAAAGACCGCCTAAGCGATCCGGTATCATTACGAGAGAAAGAGCCTTCTGGCTCAGTCTCCCGGAATATTCATATTCGGGGTTTAATGCTTAGTTGTGGTTCTCCAGCAGGATGCAAAGCGCCATCTCTGCTTCTTTGCAGGTGGGATGAATGTCCCAGTCTCTGTCGTAGTTGCAAACGGTCTCGCCGTCAATCTTGATCATGAGCTTGCTGATCCTGCCGCCGTTGATGCCGTAGGTCTCGCTTGGCTCGTCGTAGTGCTTTACCCAGTAGTGACATTTGGTATATTTTTTCTTGTCCTTGGCATCCGGGATGCCGATAACTCCTTCGCTCCACATTTTCTTACGCCTCCTTTACCGTCATCTTGAAGGCCGGGATGAGGGCGTGCTCGTCGCTTCCGAAGTGGGTGTAGCGCTCCTTGACCTTTACAATTCCGTCCAGCGTGCAGCCGAGCTCCTCAAACTTTGCAATGGTCTCGATGAGGCTTGAGAAGGTGGAGCTGATGGTGAATTCCTTTACTCCGAGCTTCCGGCAATCTTCGAGGATCGCTTTGATGTCGTAATCCCAGATGACTTCGGCGAAGTTCGGCAGGTCGTTTCCGGCTTCCTTGCTGTAAAGGTAGGCCTGTCCCAGCGTCCAATGGCATCCGATATCTTCCCAGCGCATTCCGGGTTTCGCGTTTTCTATGGCTTCGATTGTGTACTTCATGGTGGTTCCTCCTTGTGGTTGTTTTCCTTTTGGTATGTACATATATCACTCTGAACGCCTGTAATAGCAAGCTATTTATCGAAATATATGTGACAATCCTGCGGGAACATTCGAGGCCGAAATTGTGTAGTTTATGCCTCGCCGGTCATGATGAATTTCACGTATTCAGACCGGTGTTCCTCAAGGTAGATAACCAGCTCGTAGAAGTCTCTCTCGTAGGCCAGCCGCTGCACCATGTTCACATCGAACATATTCGTAAGGCCGGTGTCTCGGATGGCGAGGATCTGCTCCTTTACCTTTTCATCCATGTCAGTCCACCACCTTTCGCACAAGGTCGATGCCGTAGATGACGTTCAGGCCGGAGCCGTTGTCCCAGTTCACCATGAGGCTCCCGGTATCATCGACTCCCGTGACGGTTCCCTTAGTGCCGGTGGGCGGTGCCTGCACATCGTCCATCTGGAGAAGCTCTACACGCGTGCCTGCAGGATAGCGGGAGCGGAGGCCTTCAAGCTGCTCTTTTGTGATCATTCGCATGCTGCCACCTCCTTTTCCGGTGCGCCGTTCTTCCAGCTGGAGTTGCCGGAGAGGTTTTTAAGGAGAATCTTGCGTTCTGCCTTGTACTCGTTTCCGATGAAGCCCAGCCGCAGGAGGAAGCAGCGGAATGCGTACTTCTCATTGTCGACTTCCTTTTCCGTGGCGCTGATGCGCTTCAAATCCCGGCTCATCTTTCCAAGGGCTGCGATGAAGTGTGTGTAGGCCTTGACCGCGTCCGGTTCCGGCATTTCAGTAAACCAAGGGAAGCTGATCGTATCCTCCGTGACCTCAATGCCAAGGTCGTCAATGCCGAGCGCCTTCTTGATGAGGCTTTCCTTGGCGGTGAGGAGGTTGGTGAGGTTTCCGACCGTCACCTTGTCGAGCGGGAGGCTGACCGTGAGGCCGGTAGCATCGTCCGCTTCCTCGTCGGTGCTTTCGACTTCCTCGCTCGTCTCAGCGGTGAAGCCGTCTGCGAGAAGGCTCTCGATGATGCGCTTCAGCTTGTCATCGTCCTCGCAGGTGACGCCGCCTTCCTTATCGACCGTGATGTCGCCGATCTCGTAGGCGCAGGTCGGCATGAACTTGTAGACCGCCTTGTCGCCGGTGAGGTCTGCGATGGCCTTTACCAGCGCTTTTCTGTCGTTTCCGGTTACGCTGTAGTTTGCTTTCATGAGTGTGTTCCTCCTTTGAAAATGTGGTTGTTTGCTGTGCCTTTCGGCATGTATATACATCACTCTGAAAGCCTTATTTATCAAGTGATTTCCGACATTTTTCGAGGTAGAAAACCGTCAAAAAATCCGGGCAGAAATTGTGTATTATACACCCGCCGTCGGAGAGGTTTCGACTTCCTTTGCGAGAGCTGAATAGAGGAGCTTTTCGCCGTTCCTTATTACATACACATTTTCTTCATCGCCGGTATCTTCCACGTAGCGCCGGAGGATGACAGAGGCGTATTTCGGATCAAGCTCCATCATGTAGCAGATACGGTTCAGCTGCTCGCAGGCCATCAGCGTGGAGCCGGAGCCGCCGAAGGTATCAATAACCACAGAATTCTCCTGAGAGGAGTTTTGGATCGGATAGCCCAGAAGGTCGAGCGGCTTTGAGGTCGGGTGATCCTTATTGCGCTTTGGCTTATCATAGTTCCAGATGGTGGTCTGCTTACGGTCGGAATACCACGGGTGTTTGCCGTTTTGTAAAAAGCCGTAGAGCACCGGCTCATGCTGCCACTGGTAATCGGAACGACCGAGCACGAGGCTGTTCTTTACCCAGATGCACACACCGGCGAGATGGAAGCCTGCGTCAATGAATGCCTTTCGGAAAGTGAGCCCTTCGGTATCCGCGTGGAAGCAGTAGGCGGCTCCGCCTTTTTCGAGGTGGTCAGCCATGTTCTTAAAAGCTGCCAGCAGGAACTTGTAAAATTCCTCGCCCTTGAGAGAGTCGTTCTGGATCGTAAGGCCGTCCGAGGCTTTAAAGGATACGCCGTAGGGCGGATCAGTCAGGACGAGGTTTGCTTTCTTGCCGCCCATGAGCTCTTCCACATCTTCCGGCGAGGTGGCGTCGCCGCACATCACGCGGTGCTTGCCGACTGTCCAGATGTCACCGGGCTCCACAAAGGAAGCCTTCTCCAAAGCAGCAGTCAGGTCAAAGTCATCATCGGCGATATCTTTTTCATTTCCGGTGCCGAGCAGCTTATCCAGCTCACCGGCATCAAAGCCGAGAAGCGAGAGGTCAAAGGACTGATCCTGCAGGTCAGATAATTCGACTGACAGCATTTCCTCGTCCCAGCCTGCATTCAGTGCCAGCTGATTGTCTGCGAGGATATATGCACGCTTCTGAGCTTCCGTCAGGTTTTCTGCAAAAACGCAGGGCACCGTTTCATATCCTTCCTCGCGGGCAGCCGTAACGCGACCGTGACCGACGAGGATGTTATAGTCCGCGTCAATGACCGCCGGGCTCACAAAGCCGAACTCCCTGAGAGAAGCGCGGAGCTGTGCGATCTGCTCTTTACTATGCGTCCGGGCATTCCGGGCATAGGGTACCAGCTTGTCGATAGGTACCTGTTCCAATTTCTGTGTGTTCATTTACATATTCCTCCTGCTTCGAAGCAGCTGTTCCATCACGCTGTCCTGCGGGCTACCCTCAAAGGGCTCGGTGCAGTTCTGCTTCACAATGTCGTAAATCTCATACCAGAGCAGGTTGGCCTGCTTCTGAAAGTTCATGAGTAGCTGCGTGAAAGGGCTCGCAATCGCAGCGCCGGTGGTCGGGTGTTTTCCGAGCATGCCGTATTTGCTGACCGCTTCGGAGCACTGGATATACCGGGCAAAGGCCTCGGAGTAGCTTTCGAGCAGGCGCTTGTTCACCAGCCTCTCGCAGCCGCGTTCTTTGAGCCACAGCCATGTTTCCTTATAGATTTCATCCGCACCGAGGGGCTTGCCGTCCTTCTGTTGGGCGGAGAGGTAATCGTCCGGGCTTGGCATATCCATGCCTTCCAGCTCTACGCCGTCACCGATGTCATCAACATCGAAGTCGGTCAGGTCATCTGTGAAGTCCGGAAGCTCCATGCGCTTTGCAGGTGCGCCTTTCATAATTTTGTCGGCGAGGGCGTCCGGCTTTGAGCCAGCTTTGACACGCCGTCCGCCGCGATAGGTTCCGTCTTTCGCCATGTCTATCACTTCCATTTCTGTGGTGCAGGGTTTAATACCCTGTTTGAATTGCAATTTTTGCGTAAAAGACCCCGCGCCGTTTTCCGGGGAAAAGGGTC